ACCGCCGCAAAGCGTTGCCCTGCCTCTACACAGAACCCCATCAACTGAAATAAGGTCTGATCCGCGCCTTTGTACGGCAGCAACATCAAGGAGTCCCGGATAGCACCGCCGGGGGAATCCACATCCCGGAACTCGCCAGGAGACAAGGGCTCGTCGTCATTACGAATACGAAGTCCGCGTGTCTTGAAGCCTGCCGGAAGATTGGACAAGGTGCCTGCGTCGATAAGCTGTCGAAGTGCTGCGGTGGCCGTGCGGCTCAGTCCGCCAATCATGTGGATTAAACCAAGGCCATAGAACCCAAACCCAGGTAGGAACTTGAAGTGAACGAAGTACTGGTTCTTCTTCCGGTTCTCGTCGTCTGGCTTATAGTTCCGTCGGATGCTTAGAACCGTCCCGTCGTCCTCGGACACCGTGACAACATACGGAAGTTTAATGCCCGTAGGCTCGCCGTCCTCTCCCATGTCCTCAAACCCTTCAAGGTCCAAGTCCACATGGCATTCCAGAAGGGTAACCTCACTGTCCAGACGACTGGGCTCAATGCCAGAAATCTCGTCCATCTCTTCCCTAAGACCGGAAGGATCAGACTGAGATGCTTCAACATCCACGTCAACGTAGAAACCCGCGACCTGTTTCTTGCGGAGTTCGTTCTCCGATATCTGTATTACATGCGTTACGTTCTCGGCAGTCTCAAGATCGGTGGCCGTATAAGGAACCACAAGCTGCTCTGCTGGCACAAATTTACTAACGGCGCGCCCTAGGAACTCGTCGTAATAGACCTTCTTAAAGGTTGAGCCTGCAAGCGGTAAGTAGAACAACATCTGATCGAACTCAGGAGTATACTCCTTCATTACAGACGTAATCTGGTAATTCATGTACGTGCGGACGCGCTCGGCCTGCGCCTCCACCTTGGGGTCGATTTTACCAAGTATTTGCGTGTTTACAGGTCCACCAGCGGGCAATAATTCCCCGAAAGCTTGTGCCTGGAACTGCGTTACAGCTTCCGCTAAAAGGGGGTGCGTTACGCCCGTGGCCCCACGAAAAGGCTCCGAACGCTCCTCATACTTAAATCCTAGAAGCTCTAAGCCCGTGCGATATGTGTCGGCCCAGTCCTTGCGGCCATCTTTGTTGGCCTCGTACTGTTCCAGTAAGTCGGAGGATATGCGGGAAGACACGCGGTCCTCCACCTCTTCTGCAAGGTTGTCGTAGAAATCCCCCTCGCTAGTTCTACCCACAAACGGGTCGAAGTCCACTACAACAGAACCGTCATCCTCTAACTCTATATTCAACCCCGGAGTATCTGGAAACGCCTCGTCATCCAAGGATACCTCCGCACCCGGCCCTTCGTCTAACTCCACAGGGGGAATGCCATCACGGCGCTCTACAAGAGAGGCCGTGCCAAAATTGCTGCGAGGAAGAGGATTCCGGGCCATCTAGTAGCGCCTTAAAGATGCAAGGCCACCGTTTCTGTAACCTTGTACGCTCCGGGGGCGTATGTCCGCAGGACTGGGTTGAGGAACAATACCAGAACTGACACCCGCGCCGGGACCCATTGTCGAGTCGTATTGTGGCTCCATCATATCTGGAGGGGGGGCCATATCCGGTGGGGGACCCATCATTTGTGGCGGTGGAAGAGCCATCATGCCTTGATCCGGTTGCATCATTTTCTGTGGCTGTTCAGCATTTATAAGACCCGAAAGAGCATTCTCAAGCTCCGCCATAGACATCTCTAAAAGAGGTCCTGGATCGGACATACCTGTGAGCTGCATGATTTGCTGGATGGCAGCCATCTTCATGTCTTCGTCGCCGACGGCCACACCAGGACTTCCGTTAGCGTAGCCAACAGGCCGGAAACCCATAGAGCCGCCGTCGCGCATACCCACAGATTGCTTGTACTGCTCCGCCGCTGCCATGCCTTCCGGCGTGTACGGAAATTCTCGACCCATTACATTAGGCATTGCTTCAATTCCTTTTTCGTGTTTACACGTTTGCTACAGTACTCGCATTTAGGGAAAGTGTAAAATACTTGTTTTACCTGCTTCAGAAACTTCGCGTGTATCTTGCACCAACATTCCAGCCGAGTGGTTGATCGGAGTCTTTATTAACAGAGCCCTGCGCCTCAAATCTTCCACCAAACCCGAAGGGGTCGTCTTTGTTATAATACGCCTCCAAAGACTTGTCCTGGCCTTCGCCCTGAACATCCCTGAGTAAACCCTCCAGGCCACCAGAGTCTACGCCATATCCTGCCCTGTATGTTGTTACATTAGGTGATTGGGACGTGGGCCGTGAGTCCTGGCTAATGTGCTGGGGACCCCGGTTTGTTTGGTACTGTCGGTTTATGTCACCTCTTACCGTACCCGGGCCCAATGGGAAGGAGCCCCCGGCACCAATTGTATCTGTTCTACGCTCTACATAGGGGTTGGTAAAAGACTGAGCCTCTCCGGAGGGTATAACGTCTTGCTTAGACAATTCCCGCTGCGCATAAAATCTCATTAGACCGGCCTCAAGGGACCCTCCAAAGGCCTTGGTTTGTAAGTCCTGATCAGGCTGTTGAGATTGGGAGAAGAATGCTTGTGCGTTACCTATGTTGCCCTCAAAGGTATCTGTTGTTTTAAGGCCTTCCGGGCTTTCTTCAAGACGTTTGGAATACCTTATAATGTTTCTCACGGCTGCCGAAAGGCCGCCTGTCTTGTCACCGGCCTCGTTGACGGCGGCAAAAGCGGATACCTCTGGTAAATAACTATTTCTATCCGGGCTTGCACCAACTTCTACAGATGCTCCACTCTCGTCCAACGAACCACGGCCAGTGATGTCATAGTTGTTAGATGTAATACGGAGAAACTGTGTCACCGTTGAATCAGTTACGTCCGGCCTCTTGTCATCGTCCGCCATTCTAGGTCCTTTTCCGGGCTTTTTTCTTAGCGGCGGCAGAAGGAAGGTCGCCATAATGATACAAACGCTTGCTGCTCGCAGTGTGCGTCTTTCCGGAATGAAGTTTGCCGTCAGACATCTTATGGTACGCGCCCGCGTGCGGCGTACCGTCCTTGCGATAATGTTTCTGTGAAGCGCCCATTACTATATATAGCCCCTTGTACTAATCCTGGAGAAGTCAGCCATCTTCGACGGCTCCTTGGCAGCCACTGTCCACGGTGCAAGTGCAGTCTACGCACTGATAACGGCCCTCTATTAACGTTTTGGGCTTGTCGCACCCGCAAACAGGACATATCAAACTGTCCGTAGCGCCGTCGCCTTCAAGGTTTTCAGCCATAGTAGCTCCGTGGATTCATGGCGACCTCCGAATCAACCCAGTCGTCGCTCGGAAGCTGTACAAAGTTGCCCTGACGATACCGCATCAGAGCCTGCGTGGTGCTATCTACAAGATCGTCGTGGTCGCCGTTAGGGAAAGCCGCGCATTCGTCAATGACTTCGTCCGCCCAGCGTTCGTGCGGAGCCCATATCATGCCGCTTTCAAACATTGGAGACACCGCGTGTACCCTCGTTAGCTTATCGTTTCCCTTGCTCGGTGTAAAGTTTACAACAGGTATGCCCAGTTGTCTAAGTTCTTGTGTCAGTGGCGTCCCCGACGCCTTCGCCTCCACGATTACCGTCTCCGGCTCCCAGAAGTTGTACTGCTCCAAGGCCTGACTTTTAAGCTCCGGGAAATCCCAGCGCCCCTTCTTTGAATCCAGCAATATTAAATTAGCAGGGCCCTCCTGCTGGGGATAAAATACCCCCCACGTCGTTATTGCACTGTAATCCGCCGTTTCCTTGCGACTAAATGCCGTATCGTAGCTTTGAATTATGTATTCAAGCTGGGGTACCTCGTCCTCCTCCCAACGTTGCCACCACTCCTTCTTTATAATCGCACCCTCCGCAGAGGTCGGGTTTTGCTGCCACTGGGCGTTCCACTTTGCAACAGATAATGAGGCGCGGACACCCTCTAACTCAGCCTTGTCCCAGTATTCCGGCCAGCAAGCCTTTCCAGAAGGCATTAAAGCCGGGAACTCAATAACCTCCCACTTGTCCGCGTGCTCATCATAACCCTGGGACTTGATTACCTTCTCCGTCAAATCGCGTAACGACCAACGGGTCATGACAATTACAATGGCACCTCCTGGCTGCAAACGTTGCCGGGGACCCGACGTGTACCACTCATACGCATGGTCCATTGCAGTATCGGAAAGCGCATCCTGCTCTGAATGTGGGTCGTCGATAATCAACAAGTCCGCTCCGCGACCGGTTATCGCACCGCCTACACCCGCAGCAAAGTACTCCCCACCATGGTTCGTGGACCACCGTCCCGCAGCCTTACTGTCCGACTGTAGGTCTACAGAATCAAATATATTTTGGTACTCGGTTGTTGCAATGAGATTCCGAACTTTACGGCCAAAGTTTACAGCTAGCTCCGCAGTGTGGGTGGTTTGGATTATTTTTGTTTTCGGCTCACGGCCAATGATCCACGAGGGGAACAGGTAGCTGGCGAACTCAGACTTCGTATGTCTGGGAGGCATATTAATTATTAGGCGCTTTATCTTTCCGCTAGCGATGTCTTCAAACTTCTTCGCAATCATCTTGTGATGCGCGCCTGCAATAAACTCAGGCCAAACCTTGCGCACATATTTGAGGAAATCTTCCCTGCATCCTTCCACCTCGGACATCTGCGCAAGGCGCAACTCAAGCTTAAGTCTTCTGTCTTCAACCTCTGGAGTCTCTGTGCGTAACATAGGGTCATCCTGTGCAATTGTTTCACGTGAAACATTGTTTGATATGGGACTTATTATAGCAAAAAATAAGCCCGTTAAGCCATATGATTTTTTCGGTAGTTATTTGAGAGAAACAAGGCCGGAGCCGCCGCCTCTCCCCCCACGGGCCAAAATTCTTGGGAAAATCTCGCTAACCCATTGAAACTGCTACCTAATCGGGCTCCGGGACCCTCAAACCATGATGCAAGTGCTTCTTACTATCGTTCTAGGAACGTCCTAA